AGAGACCAAGGACGCTGGTTCTACCAGGGCAGACGACTTAATCTCTTTGCTGCAATCGACTTCGCTTACTCTACCGCCAAAGGGGCAGACTATACGTCAATCGTAGTCATTGGCATTGACGCAGATAACAACATCTTCGTCCTCGATATAGATAGATTTAAAACCGGTGACATAGCTGAGTACTTCAAACATTTACTGATGATGCACCGGAAGTGGGACTTCAGGAAAATCAGAGCAGAGATCACTGCCGCTCAGGAAGCCATCGTCAGAGAACTGAAGTCTTCATACATCAGAAAATACGGCCTCTCACTGAGTATAGACGAGAACAGGCCAACTAGGTCCCAGGGTACTAAAGAGGAAAGAATAGCCTCTACCCTGAACCACAAATACCAGAACGGCCAGATGTGGCATTACCAGGGTGGTAACTGTCAGTCCCTCGAAGAGGAACTAATGTTAGCACGACCACCACATGACGACATCAAGGACGCCCTGGCTTCAGCAGTAGAAATTGCGATCCCCCCAAGCGCTGGCTTCGGAGGGGCTGTTAACATTTCAGGGACGTCGTCTAAGACTTTCGTCTCTACAAATACACATCAACGATTCGGAGGAATCCTATAATGGCTAGAGGCGATCCAGAAGGCCCAGGAAATAAAACTGCGTTTACCGTCCACGGTATTGACCGTCGAATCCAACAGGACCCGGCTGAGTTCCGTGAGTCCCGCAGAGGCGGGTATCAAGGACCTGACACAAGAGGCCAGATTTCAGGCCAGCTAGGTCGCGCAGGCGGTGGGCACATCGGTGCGAGAAGTTCCGGCTGGAAGAGTGGTTTCCGCTAAGTGAAGATCAAGAAAGAAAGGCCCTCTCTTCGAGTAAGAGACCTCCGTAAGAGGAAGGGCCTCGATAAGATAGTCGAGCTAATCAACTGGACGCTCCATGACATGGAGATGTACAGGGACGCCAAGTCTATCGAGCAGTACTACGACTGGTACAATAAGGTGCAGAAAGAAGCCTTCCCTGAAGTCTCAGACAGGTATAACGCAGGTCTTCGAAGAGGACCAGGACCTAACCCTGATGACTGGGTCGTCCTTCGCCGAAACAAGAAGACAGGCAAACTAGAAACTCCACCTAAGAGTTTTGGACATTGAGTAAAGTCCTAGAAATCGAGTCGATGCTCACCCCAGACAACCTGGGAACAGAGATCGCAGAGAAGTACATCACTTGGGACACGTTCCGTCAGACTAAGTTGACTGACTGGGACGAAACTCGTCGGTACATCTTTGCGACAGACACGACACAGACGAGTAACAGTAAGCTTCCGTGGAAGAACAAGACCACTATCCCGAAGCTCTGTCAGATCAGAGATAACTTAAAAGCTAATTACGTCGCTGCCCTCTTCCCGAAGCGCCAATGGCTATTCTGGGAAGGTGAGAATAAGGCTTCTGAAGAGTCTAAGAAGAAACGCGCCATCGAGCAATATATGGGCTGGGTTGTAGATCACCCCCAGTTCAAAAAAGAAGTCGCTAAGATGGTTGAGGACTACATCGACACTGGTAACGCGTTTGCCACCGTCGAGTGGGTAGACGAGAGGAACGAAGTCCAAACGACTACTGGGATCAAGACCCAATATGGGTATGTAGGCCCGATGCCTAAGAGAATATCTCCTCTCGACATCGTCTTCAATCCCACTGCCTCTGCGTTCCTCCAGTCACCCAAGATCATCCGTTCGATCATGTCTCTCGGAGAGGTCTTCTCTTATCTCCAGTCGATCACGACGGACATGAACCGGGAACACCTTGAAGCCCTGAAGACTTATATGCTTGAGCTTCGGTCAAACGTCCGGGACGGCGGGGCAGACTTTACAGAGAAAGACGCCTATCTCCGGGTAGACGGATTTACGTCTTTCAGAGAATACCTCCAGAGTAACTACTGTGAACTCCTGACCTTCTACGGGGACCTCTTCGATGTCTGGACAGGAACGCTATACAAGAATCATGTTATCACGGTGGTTGACCGACACAAGGTCCTTTCGTGTGAGCCTCAGCCGAGCTATTTCGGTTATCCGCCTATCTACCATACCGGCTGGAGAACTCGTCAAGATAACCTTTGGGCGATGGGTCCTTTGGACAATCTTGTTGGTATGCAGTATCGGATTGACCATCTGGAGAACCTCAAGGCGGACGTCTTCGACCTTATCACGTTTCCTCCGCTTAAGATCAAAGGATTCGTAGAAGACTTCGAATGGGGTCCGATGGAGCGAATCGTGATGGACGCCGATGGCGACGTCGAGATGATGGCTCCTCCGTTTAACGTCCTGACCGTCGATAACGAAATCGCCTACCTCGAAGAGAAGATGGAGATCATGGCCGGAGCGCCGAAGGAAGCTATGGGCTTCCGGAACCCCGGTGAGAAGACGATGTACGAAATCCAGAGGATGGAGAATGCGTACACCAGAATCTTCCAGCAGAAGATCGCCCAGTTCGAGGAACAAATCCTAGAGCCCCTCTTGAACTCCATGCTTGAACTCGCCTGGAGGAAGCAGCAGGGTCCGATCACTATCCGCGTCTTCAATGATGAATTTGAAGTAGCAGAGTTTAAGAACCTGACCCCGGAGGATATCACAGGCGCTGGTCGTCTGAAGCCTCTGGCAGCGAGACACTTCGGTGAGAAAGCCGAACGGCTCCAGAACCTCCAGAACACGTACGCGACATTCGGGCAGGATCAGGCAATCATGGTCCATTTCTCGGGACTGAAGATCGCCCAGATGCTCGAAGAGTTTATGGACATCGAAGATTACGGAATCGTCCAGCCTTATATCCGGATCGCGGAACAGGCGGATATGCAGCGTCAGATGGATTCAGCCCAGATGGCTGTTCAGACAGAATCAATGACTCCTTCAGGTGTAACTGCTGATGACCTCAGCTAATCCACATGTGGCTTGGTCGGCCCACTTAAACGACCCAGAAAAAAGAAAAGAATTTATCCAGACGATTAAATCCTCAAGGACCTTGATCGAAAGGTTCCTTGTCCTTCTGGATCAAATGGAAACGACGATTGTTCAGGATGCTAATAGTCTCAAGCAGTACGACAACCCTGCTTGGCCATACAGACAGGCACACCAGAATGGACGTCATAGTGCAATCAAACAGATTCGAGACCTGTTTACGAATCTATAAAGGACCCAAATGACCCAAGATACCCTCTTTGAGACGATTGACGAAGACCTTGTTCCCCAGCCAGACCCAGAAAAGGATTGGGAAGCTGAGCTAGTCGGAGAAGGTAAGAAGTTCAAAGATAGCAAAGCCCTTGCTTACAGCGCAGTAGTCAAGGACTCATTTATCGAACGTCTCCAGAAAGAGAACGCGAAGCTACGAGGCGAGCTTTCGCAGAAGAAGACTCTAGAAGATGTGCTGACCGCCATCGAGAGTAAATCCAAGCAGCCTGAGCCAGGGACACCCTCTGGCGAGAAGGGGCCGGATGTAAGTCCTCAAGAGCTTGAGAAGCTTATCGAAGAGAAGGCTACTAAGGCGGCATTAAGTCTTACTAAGGAAGAAAAGGCCAGGGCTAACGTCGAGAGTGTCATGACCATCCTCGAAGAAGCCTGGGGTCCGGACTTCAGGGCTCGGCTAGAAGTCGAAGCCAGGAAGTACTCCCTCGGAAAGGACTTTGTGACAACTTTGGCTAGAGAGAAACCCCAGGCGCTCTTAGCGCTGCTAGGTCTAAAGAAGGACCCGCAGCCGGAGGCGACTCCAAAGGCTCCTACGGGTACTGTTAATCCCTCTGCTCTCCCGCGTAAAGGAACGACTGAGAAGACGTATTCCTATTATGCGAAGATGAAGAAGGAGAATCCAAAGCTGTATAACACGCCTGCCATTCAAAACGAGATGCATCAGCAAGCCCTGAAACTTAGAGAGGCGTTTTTCGACGCTTAACATTAACGCTAATTAGGGAAATCATGCTATGTCAGGTTTTATGGCAAGCAACGACGACCATCTGATTAGGAGTAACCTCTGGTCTCGTGAGATCAAAGAGGTCCTTGAAGATGAGTTGATCGCTACGAAGTACGTTCGTATGCTCGACTTCCCGGATGGCGACACTCTCAACATCCCGTCTATCGGTCAGGCCGAAACGCTGGATTACACTGAGGGTAACGCGATCCGTTATACTGCGATGGACACTGGTAACTTTACCTTTACCATCGACCAGTACAAGTCGTCTGCGACGTATATTACTAACAAGATGAAGCAGGATATGTACTACATGTCCGAGCTAGTCTCAAGCTTCGTTCCGAAGCAGGCCAGGGCTCTCGCCAAGGCTATGGAAGTCAAGATTCTCGATGTCGGCCCGACGGCCCAGACGAGTGCTGACTCGAACACGATCAACGGTGCCAAGCATCGGTTCATCGGTTCCGGGACGAACGAGACGATTGACATCATCGACTTCGCTAAGGCGCAGTACGCGCTTCAGTTGGCGAACGTCCCGCTGGTGAATCTCGTCGCCATCGTCGATCCGTCTGTCGCCTTTAAGTTGGGGACGCAGACGAATCTCATTAACTTCTCCAACAACCCGCAGTGGGAAGGTATTGTCAAGACTGGCAACCTTACCGGAACCCGCTTCATCGCCAATGTCTGGGGCTTTGACGTCTACGTCTCCCAGAACCTCAAGACGAACTCTGCGTCTGAGACCATTGACTCGGTGACGGCTGCGGCTGGTGTCAACAACCTGTTCTTCTCGGCTGCTGCCGATGTCATGCCTATCGTGGGCAGCATCCGTCAGAGCCCGAAGGTGGACAGCGAGTACAACAAGGACATGCAGCGTGAAGAGTATGTCACGACCTGCCGGTATGGCTTCAAGCTCTATCGTCCGGAGAACCTTGTCGTTGTTGTGACTGACACCGACCAAGTGTATTAATAGGAGGTCATAATGTCTTGGACTAATTCTGATGGCCTCTTTGTAAAGTTCGGCAAAGAGGAAGGTGCTCCGGGTCGCGGTGGCGAGTTCGGTACGCCTGATATGGGCCGACACGTGATTGAGTTTACGATTGATTATCGTGACGCTCAGTCCACGACTAACACGATCCTCGGAGCGAATACAATCGGCTCCGGCACCGGTTCAATCGGTGTGATCGTTCCTGAGGGCTTCATCCCTGAAGTTCTCGAAATCCTTGCGACGACTGCGTTCACTTCGTCTGGCACGATTGGCACGTCCACTCTTGTCATCGGCACGAAGAAGGATAGCGACCGTAGCACTGAGCTTGACCACGACGGTCTTACTACGACCTCGTTTGTCTGCTCGGTTCTCGACGCTACCGCTGAAGGCCCGACGCTCGTCAAGGTAGGCACGACTGGTGCTGGTGACGACTATGGTGTTGCTTTCACTGAAAGCGGCGTCATCTGCGTTGCTAATTCTCAGCACGCTTCACATCCGCTTACCGCTGGTGTGGCTCGTTGCCGACTGATTGGTCGTTACGGTCTGAACTCGTAACTGTATTGGGGTGGGGTCCTAGTGGCCCCACCTAGTTTCTCATGGAGAATTAAATGGCTACTACTCTTCCTCGTTCTCGTCAAATCAATATGTCTAACCTCGCCATTAAGGCGCAGGACCTAGACCTCTCCGGCGATCTCGATGTCACCGATGACGTCGCCGTAGGTGGCGATATCGCTGTCACAGGCACGACCTCTGTCGCTGGTATAAAGCAGGGCGCTGTCGTAGTGACAAACGCGGCTACATACGCCGTCCTCGCTGCCAACTCTGGTAAGACTCACATCATCCCTGATCTGACTGCCGACACGGTAATTACTCTCCCGACGGCTGCGGCTGATCTCTATTACAAGTTTATCTACGGTGGTGTCGCTGCTGACGCCCAGGACTGGATTATCAAGACTGGTTCGAACACTAATTTCTACAAGGGTGGTGTTCTCCATCTCGATACCAACGCTGGCGCTGGCACGGACGAACTCGTTCCTGTCTATCCGAATGGTACTACGAACTCAATGATTGACTTCGATACCCCGGATGCAGGCACTGAGATTGAAGTCTGGTGCGACGGCACGAACTGGTATATCCACGGCCAGTGCGCTGGTGTGACTGCGCCTACATTTGCAGATAACGCCTAATGGTTGCCCACTCCGCACTCACTGGAGCGAACCTCCACGAGCCTAAAGGAGTGGCCTCAGCCACAGTCGGCACCGTCTATAAAGCAGATGGTGCTGGCTCTGGCTCGTGGACTACTATTGACAATAACTCAGTCCCAACTGGCTTTCCTGTCCAAGTTGTTGCTACTAATTATACTACTTTCCTAAATCTATCTACAACAATCCCTTATGATGATACCGTCCCTCAGAATACGGAAGGAACTGAGATTATGACTGTATCTATAACCCCAAAGAGTACGACTAATAAACTTCTTGTTAGAGCCGTAATTCAATGTGGTAGCGTAAACGCCGCTGTGGTTCTAGGCGCCCTTTTTCAAGACAGCACTGCTTCTGCACTAGCAGCAGCGGCTTGTGGTTTTGACGGGACTGATAATGAATCAATGGCAACGATGGTGATTGAACATTGGATGACGGCTGGAACTACATCCTCTACAACTTTCAAAGTTCGAGTCGGAGAAGAGACAGGTACTAGTGGGTATATCAATGGAGCGAATGGTGCAAGAAAGTTTGGCGGCGTTTCTACTTGTACTCTAACCGTAACAGAATATAAGGCATCATAATGGCAACGATTACAGGTACACTGACACGAGTCGAGCCCGGATATGGAGCTTGGAAGGCAGTCTGGACGGCTCTAGGTGACGCCGACCAAGGGTCTGCCATTAAGGTTCCAATGGGCTCAGAGAAGTCTTTCCAGGTCTTCGGGACATTCGGCTCGGCTACTGTCGTCCTCCAAGGGAGCAACGACGGGACTAACTGGGCTTCTTTGACTGATCCTCAGGGTAACGCAATCTCTAAGACTGCTGCCGCCCTAGAGGCTGTCTCTGAGCATACGTTGTACATCCGTCCTAGCACTTCAGGTGGAACTGGGACAAATGTTGACGTCATCGTATTTATCGCAGGACAAATGACATGACCGATCAAGCAGTGACAGATTTAAAATGGCTGGGCCAGCGGCTCAAGGGCGTCGTCGAGCTTGTCCCATTTCTCGAAAAGCTAGGCTCTCTGACGGACCATGTCGCGCATATGGAGAAGGTCCTTCAGGACCAGAAGGCTGAGTACGCTAAGACAGCCTCTGCCATAGAGGCTCTCAAGAAAGAAGAAAAGACTTGGGAAGCCAAGAAGGCTGATTACATCCGAGCAGAAGAAGCCGAAGCTCAGAAGATTTACGACAGGATGTCTGCTGAGACAAGTAAACTCCTTTCAGAAGCTAAGGCAAAGGCTGATGAAGTCCTAGCAGAGGCTGCTAGGGAGCGTAACGCTAAGCTGGCTGAAGTCCAGTCTCTCGAAGCTACTAAGAGAAACCTCCTGGCTGATGTCTCT